AATAAGTATGTAAAGATTGTTAGTTTGGATGAAGGACTTGTTCCATTCAAACCATATCGATTTCAGGAAAAGTTAATTACTAACTTCCATGAAAATAGATTTAACATCTGCAAAATGCCGCGCCAGACTGGCAAGTCTACTACGGTGGTTTCTTATCTTCTGCACTATGCGGTTTTTAATGACAGCGTTAATATTGGCATACTTGCTAACAAAGCAGCAACAGCTAGGGAACTTTTAGGCAGATTACAAACTGCATATGAAAACTTGCCTAAGTGGATGCAGCAGGGTATTATTGCTTGGAATAAAGGTTCACTGGAGTTAGAGAATGGGAGTAAAATTCTGGCAGCATCTACGTCTGCAAGTGCTGTCCGAGGTATGTCATTTAACATCCTCTTTCTCGACGAGTTCGCGTTCGTCCCGAATCACATTGCTGACTCGTTCTTTGCCTCTGTTTATCCTACTATTACTTCTGGTAAAAACACCAAGGTAATCATCGTATCTACCCCCCACGGTATGAATCACTTCTACCGTATGTGGAGTGATGCAGAGAAGAGTAAGAATGAATATATTCCAACCGACGTTCATTGGAGTGAGGTTCCAGGTAGAGACGAAGCATGGAAAGAACAAACTATTGCAAACACATCAGAACAGCAGTTTAAGATTGAGTTTGAGTGTGAGTTCTTAGGATCTATTGATACGCTTATCGCTGCCAGTAAATTAAAATCTCTGGTTTATGATCATGCACTAAAATCTAATGCAGGATTAGATGTTTATGAGGAACCGAAAAAAGATCACGACTATGTGATTACAGTTGACGTTGCAAGAGGTGTGGGAGAAGATTATTCGGCGTTTGTGTGTGTTGATATTACATCTTTCCCTCACAAGATTGTTGCCAAGTATAGAAATAATGACATCAAACCGATGTTGTTCCCTAATATCATATATGAGGTAGCAAAAAATTACAATAGTGCGTATGTCTTATGCGAAGTTAATGATGTAGGTGATCAAGTAGCATCACTTCTTCATTATGACTTAGAATATCAGAACGTTTTAATGTGCTCTATGAGAGGTAGAGCGGGACAGGTTGTGGGACAAGGGTTCTCTGGAAAGAAAACTCAATTAGGCGTGAAGATGTCTAAGACAGTCAAGAAAGTTGGAGCACTTAATCTTAAAACAATGATTGAAGAGGATAAACTCCTTTTCAAAGATTTAGATATCATATCAGAATTAACTACTTTTATTTCAAAAAATAATTCTTTTGAGGCTGAGGACGGATGTCATGATGACTTAGCAATGTGTCTTGTCATCTATGCTTGGTTAGTCGCTCAAGATTATTTCAAAGAACTCACTGATCAAGACATCAGGAAGAGACTTTACGAAGAGCAGAAAAATCAAATTGAACAAGACATGGCACCATTTGGTTTTATGGATGATGGATTGGGAGATGAAAGTTTTACCGATAGTGAAGGTGATCGTTGGTTTGGTGCATCCGAATATGGCGAGACTGCTGGTGGTATGGATTATATGTGGAAGTATTGATGGATCTAGATAAGCAGATAAAACTGGGGCATCTGCTTCTTAATGATAGAAAGTGTAGGGTGTGTGGAGAAACTAAGAACTTAATAGAAGGATATTACAGAACAAGAAAAGATAGGGGAGCAGTTGCATCATCATATTCATACGAATGTAAGGAATGTACGATCAAAAGAATTATAGATAATAGAAAGAAACAAACACCATTTTTGGATTGGGACTATCCAGATTGGTAGTTCGCGTCACGTTTCCCCGTTGAAAATAGTCAAAATTCTAAATATTCTTAGATAAACTGAGACAACGGAGAAAAACATGGCGACTCCTCAATTATCTCCTGGGATACTTGTAAGGGAGGTTGATCTTACCGTAGGAAGAGCTGATAATGTTCTTCAGAACAACGGTGCGATTGCTGGCCCATTTAGTCTGGGCCCTGTATCAGAAGCAGTTGACATCACCACCGAAGAAGAACTTATTGAAGTATTCGGACAACCTATCTCTACAGATAGACACTATGAATACTGGATGACTGCATCCTCTTTCTTGTCATATGGCGGAAGACTTAAAGTCGTCAGAGTTGATGGTTCTAATCTAAACAATGCAAATGCTGGTGTAGGTATTGCATCAACATCTGTTAAGATCAAAAATTTCGATGACTATAATGCAAATTATAGTTCTGCAACTGATTTCTATTATGCAGGTAAAAATCCTGGAAATTATCTGAATGAACTAAAAGTTGCAACAATTGATGACTTCGGTGATCAAGTTATTGGTATCACTACTGATGATCCTGGTGCTTCAAACATCAGAATTGGTTTTGGTGTTACCATGGCACTCAGTGGAACTGAGGCAGGTATTGGAACAACCAAAACTGTTGATGGACACCTGAAAGGAATCATCACTGGAGTTACCACGGATTCCACAAATAGTGCAAGTAGCATTGTTGTTAAGGTTGTATCCAGAGTTTCTGGACAAAACACTGAAACTGCAATCACATATGTTCAGTCCGATCCACTGAGATCTTTCCAACCCGGAGCAACTATTATTCCTGTCAACAACGCAGGAATCAATACAGGTAAAGGATTAGGAATCTTTGCAGGGGCTGCTGGAACAGTCACTGACTGGTATGACGGACAAACATTGGGACTTACCAATGCTACCGTTTTCTGGAAAGAAATCGCACCCAAACCCACTACAAGTCAGTATGTATCTGATAGAAATGGTAAGGGTGATGCAATGCACGTTGTCATTGTAGATGATACTGGATCTGTAACTGGAATTAAGGGTAACATTCTTGAAAAGAATACCTTTATTTCTAAGGCATCTGACACTGTATCTGCAGTTTCTTCTCCCGAGAGAACATTCTACAAGGATTTCCTGGCACAAGCTTCCAAATATGTTTACGCTGGTGGAAATGTTTCCGCTGCTGAAGATAGTTTCCACGGAACTAAACCAGTTGCCACTGGATTCTCAACTGCCTTTACTGCATTTACAATTGGTGAAGGATTATTTGGACAATTAGCACAAGATGTAACTTTCAGTGCTGTCGGTAACAAGACTTACACTCTTGTCAACGGTAAGGACTACAGTGGAACAGATAACAAAGGTATGTCTGCCACTCTTGGCGATCTTACCGCTGGTTATGAATTGTTCTCTAACAAGGATGAGATTGAGGTTAACTTCCTTCTTATGGGCCCTGGTTGCACAACCGAGGCAGAATCTCAGGCAAAAGCACAAAAACTCATCTCCGTCGCTAACGGTAGAAAAGATTGTGTTGCTTGCATCTCACCCGATAGAGCAAACGTTGTTGATGTTGCTTCCACCACGGATCAAACAAACAACATCATCAGATTCTTCAGTTCGCTGTCATCCTCTTCATTCGCTGTCTTTGATAGTGGATATAAGTACATGTATGACAGATTCAACAATCAGTTCCGTTATATCCCCACAAACGGCGATATCGCAGGATTGATGGTTAGAACTGAAATCGATCAGTTCCCCTGGTATTCACCTGCTGGACAACAAAGAGGTGTCCTCAACAATGCGATTAAACTCGCATACAACCCCAACAAAGCGCAGAGAGATTCTCTGTATGAAGCAAGAGTCAACTCTATCATTACATTACCCGGAACTGGAACTGTCCTTTACGGAGACAGAACCGCACTGAATTTTGCCTCTGCATTTGATAGAATTAACGTTCGTCGCCTCTTCCTTACAGTTGAAAAATCACTGGAAGGACTTGCTAACGATCAACTGTTTGAATTCAACGATGAGATCACTAGATCTTCCTTCACTAATGCAGTTGAACCTTTCCTTCGCGATGTTCAAGCGAAGAGAGGTTTGGTTGACTTCCGAGTCATCTGTGATAGTTCCAATAACACACCTGATGTTATTGATAATAACGAGTTCAGAGCAGACATCTTCCTGAAGCCCACCAAGTCAATTAATTATGTTACCTTGACGTTCGTCGCCACACGAACAGGTGTTGCTTTTGAAGAAGTCACTGGCAGAGTTTGATTTTAAGATACCATAATCACGGAGGACACAACTAATGGCAAACTTAAGAACGATTACTAACTTTAAATCCGCCCTCAGAGGGGGCGGTGCTCGTCCTAATCTATTTGAAGTTGACATCACTGGATGGCCCGGTAGTGAAAACATGGGTGACTTCAATAATGATGATAAGGAAGAGTTTCAATTCCTTTGCAAAGCAGCTGCTCTACCTTCTTCAAACATCACCCCGATTGAGATTCCTTTTAGAGGAAGAACTCTGAAGGTTGCTGGAGACAGAACCTTTGATACTTGGAACATCACTATCATCAATGATGAAAACTTCAGACTTAGAACTAAGTTTGAGCAGTGGATGAACGGTATCAACAAACTTAGCGATGGTTCTGGTGCAACTGCTCCCGGATCTTACATGGGTAATGCTGTTGTTCATCAACTTGGTAGAGGTGCAAACCAAGGAAGAAATGCAACCACCAACTCTGGTGGTGGCGATGGAAGTGGCGGACGTTCGGACGTAATCCCACTGAGAACATACTATTTCAGTGACATTTTCCCCACTGAAGTTTCTGAGATCGGATTGTCTTACGACACCACTGATACTATTGAAGAGTTTACTGTTACTTTCCAAGTTCAATACTGGGTTGCTGGCACTAACAGCACTAATGGTGGCCCTGCTGATCAACGCAATATAGTAACCAGATAAATAGTCCAATAAAAGGACTACGAATAAATCATGGCTAAGTTATTTGGGTTCTCTATTGAGGACACCGAAAAAACTCCACCCAGCGTGGTTTCCCCCGTTCCTCCCAACAATGAGGACGGGGTTGATCACTATCTGACAAGTGGTTTTTTTGGACAATATGTTGACATTGAAGGAGTCTACAAAACAGAGTTTGATTTAATCAAACGCTATCGCGAGATGGCACTTCATCCAGAATGTGATAGTGCCATCGAAGATGTTGTAAATGAAGCGATCGTTGCAGATACGAACGACTCGCCTGTTGAAATCGAACTTTCTAATCTCAATGCCAGTGATGGTATCAAGAAAAAGATTAGAGAGGAGTTTAAGTTTATTCTTAGTTTATTAGATTTTGACAAAAAAGCGCACGAAATCTACAGGAATTGGTATATTGACGGGCGTCTTTACTATCATAAAGTAATTGATATGAAGAATCCTCATGAGGGGATTCAAGAGTTGCGATATATTGACGCAATGAAGATGCGTTATATTCGTCAACAAAAGAAAAAACCCAATGATCAAACTCGCTTAGCGAATATCAATAAGGGTTCTGACAATCCCATGGAATATGAATTCCCTGAGATTGAAGAGTATTTCATGTATAATCCGAAGAGTTCATATCCGACTGCAAGTCCAGCAACAGCAGGTGGTGGTGGGCAATCAGGAATCAAGTTCTCAAAAGATTCAATCACTTATTGTTCATCTGGACTTGTAGATCGTAACAAAGGATCGACTCTTTCGTATCTTCACAAAGCAATTAAATCACTCAATCAACTTAGAATGATTGAGGACTCACTGGTAATCTATAGATTGTCCCGTGCTCCTGAACGTAGAATTTTCTACATTGATGTTGGCAATCTGCCTAAAGTAAAAGCAGAGCAATATCTTCGCGATGTCATGAATAGATATCGTAACAAACTTGTTTATAACGCACAAACAGGAGAAATTCGTGATGACAAAAAATTCATGTCAATGCTTGAGGACTTCTGGCTTCCCAGGCGTGAGGGCGGAAGAGGAACCGAAATCTCCACTCTGCCTGGCGGACAAAACTTGGGTGAAATCACTGATATTGA